TGGAAATACTCTAATGCTCGATTTCTGTCTGGTGAGAGAAACTGATCGACATAATCGACTGCATCTGTCATCTGGGATCGGATGTACCCTAAAAAATCCTCCTCTGACATACTCTGTTCTTCAAATTCTGAGATAGATGGTTGACCCATCTCTTCTGTATATTCTTCTGCCATATTGTTGTAATTCGTTACGGGGGCGGGGCTTGTGGACCCCTACCCCCCTTTTTTGGAGACGTATGTGAAGAATATCAGAAAAAAAGTGATAAAAAATTCATTTGGGGCTTGACCTATTCCCCAAATAGTGAATAATGTTCACATACTGATTCGGATGGGCTGAGTCAGATAACCCTTTTGAAAGGATAAGAAATGAAAACGATTCAATATAAAAATCACGCAAAGCAGAAAGAGTCTTTTACCGAAAACGAGCGTTTCCGATTTTCTAGGTTTCAAGACCCACGAGACAATCGCTGGTACGCATACGCTGAAAGCAAAACAGATAGCTTTTATTGCTTCAATGGTCCTTGGAAACGCAAGTATAAAGCGACTGATCAATTGAAGACTTGGACAGGCAACGACGATTTGAATATTTAAACAACCAACCAAGCCCCTTCGGGGGCAGATCCTACACCAAGTTCCTCCTAATTGGTTCATTCCAACGAACCGTTGTTGCCCCTGCAAAAATTGCGGGGGTACTCCCAAAAGTTAAACAAAACGAGTCAGCCAAATCGGGGGATTTGATCCCTCTGGACCGCATATCTCCCTTAGACTCAATCTTCATTTTTCCGTTAGACGCAAACGCATATTTTGGAGTAGATAATTCGGTTGCTAAAGACGGTGATAAAATCTTACAGTCTTTTCTCTCTAACCACTCCTTTGCCTTACCCCAAAGTTCTGCCCGTAAATTCGTATATTGTTGTCCTAAAGATGCACTTTCTGAGACGTTGACACCTCTAACGGGCATTCTTCCCTCTTCTTGTAATCTGGAAACCACACCCGCCCCAACTCCGATTGCGTCAATACACACTTCTGACGGTCTTTCTGGTACAGAATCATATAAATTCAATAATTCACCACATAACTGCATTAAATCGATCCTATGCCACGTTATGGGTTCACCCAATAAAACATTCCCTTTACGTTGGATTAAAGCACTTTTATCGGCCCCAAAATGCGCTACGTCCACCCCCCAAACTACTTTTGCGTCTGGATCGGGTTCGACATCTCTTTCGACTGCAGAATACGCAAGATCAAACGGGATAAAAGTATCGTCATCCGTCTTTGCAAATTCTCCTAAAACTCTGATTGCATAAACGGGAGAATCCTCACCATACATAGCCTTCATTTCGTTGATGTAGGATTGGGATACTCTGGGAGAATCCAAACAACTGACGGTGATGTTGTACCACTCACTTTTCATAGCGTGAAACGTCTCATAAAAGTAACCACTATTCTGCGTTGGGTTACCCGTCAGAATCATTCGGGCGTTCTCCGTTGACATACTTCCATAAGACGCTTCAAAAACTTTTGGATGCACACCAGAAGCTTCGTCCACAACAAGCAGAACAGAACCAGAACTATGAACACCCTGCAAAGCATCATAATTGTCCAATCTCGAAACTTTTTTGTTAATGAATGAGTCATTAGGTGCTTCCTTCAAATAGATCCGTTCAGAGGTGTACTCAATCATATCCCGTAATGCACTAGGGAGTTGATCAATCATACTTTTAATATCTGCCCAAACTGCAGAATCCAACTGCCCTGTTGAGGGTGCAGTTACTACCGTTTTTTGTGGAAATTTAAAGAGTAAATGCCAGATGATTATCCAGCAAAGTGAGGTACTTTTTCCGGTCCCGTGGCCCGACTTTAAGCTAAGTTTTCTTGTTCCTTTACCGACTTCGGTTAACAACTCCTCCTGAAACGGATCGACTTCATATCCTAAACAATTTTTTACAAAATTTAACGGATCATTCTGGTACTTCTCTATAAATGCTTTGACTTCGCTCATTTTGGTCTAGAAAACGGGTTTGTACCATACGCTCTCTTCCGTCAACTATTTTTGACGAATTGCGTACAGTTGACCCATATTCTAGATCAAGACGGGACATAACCTTTTTATGTAGTGAAATCAGATCACTCTGAGGAATGCCCCGAAAGTAACAGTCCACCATAGAGTTACCCATCACACTTAGTATTACGTCAAGAACGTCATCCAACGCTTCTAATTCCTGACGATTCATTTTAAGCCATAATCCCTTCATTTATTGACGGGTTTGAAGTGATCCATAGGAATAACAACGGCTGGTTCTACGTCCGTTTTTCTCTGACGGTGAGACTTAAAAAATCTTGAAACCTTATGGTATTGGTTTCGTCCCGTTAGATGCTCATACGATAGTATTAAATCACCTAATTTGGTAAATAAATATACGGGGAGTCCCGTATGTTGTGAGGTCATTCCCATATGAAGAAATTTGGAAAGACTAAGCATAAATCCTCCCATTTCTTCTAACTGAGCGTATGAATAACTACGCCCCTTAAACTCTCCAAATCCGAAAGTTTCTCCGTCCCGCATCAACTGCCAATCCAGACGGTAGAATTTTGGGAGTTCGTATACCCGACACTCCCAATACTTACTGACTTGCTCTCCTACCCAACGCTCCGTTTTCTTTTGTAACTCCGTCTCCAACATATTTTTCATACCTTTCTTCGTTAATCCAACTACAAGAGACTCCCAAATGCCTATGAGCTAATAAGTCCATAGCTTGTAAGAATTGTTCAGACCAATACGTTTGTTTGGTCAACTGTTCTGACGCATCAAAATTACGTTCCCTTACCTTTTTGTTCGCTAACCTTTCTGCTTCTGGAATCAACTCGTTTCGTTGACGCTCATAGCTTTTATGGTTTCTTAATTCTCTTGCCAGACGGTAATCAATATACTCTGATAAGTCCCTTAAATACCCACACTCTGTCTGATTCAAATTTGGAGGAAATCCGTCTGATCTTATTAAAAATTTAAGACACTTCCCTAACGCAATATGCGCTTCTTTTGATAAGTTTAAAACCCTATGCGTTCTATCACTACTTCGCTTCTTCTTCGCCATTTAATTCCTTAAAACAGTTTAAACAATAAGGGTGAATTCCAATATATTCTGCGTAATCGGTAGAACAACCACACTCATAACACTCATAATCATAATCGTAATACTCTTCGGGAGTCTGCAACCTCCAAACGTCATACATTTTAGTCTGAAATCCCTAATTCTTTCTCAATTAAGTGGATCTCTCTCTCCAAATAGAATCTTGCCTTCAGTAAATCCTTCAGACGGTTTCTTTTATGCGGAGATCGGACGATATACTTAACAACGTTTGCCAACCTAAAGTTCAGATTCCACTCTTCAATTGCGTCAATTACCTCAATTTTTGAAAACGTATAGTGCTTCGGACGGTTAACGTCTTGTTCCATAAACTCTTTTTCTGCATACCTCATTCTAGGATCGTATTCTGCCAAATATCCCTCCAATTGCTCTCTTTGTTTTAAGGATTTCATCAGTATCCCCCTCCGTAGTTGAAGAACAACGAAGTCTTGCCATACTGTCGCAAAACAATTCTCTCAACCGTTATTGGCTGACGGAGAAATAGCCGAACAAGACCCGTTCTACAGAGGGGAATTCTGTAATTCATATTCACCAATTGCCCACTCCCGATTCCCAAACTTTCTTATCTTTTTGCACCCGCATTCACACCACTTATGGTGTTTCCCTAACACCTTATCTGATACCTTCACCCACTCCTTCGATCCGTCTTCTCTGGTAATCCTCAACATTCCCCGATTCCAGCTTGCTTCCTGCTTCTTCTTCTTCTTCCAACGGATTCCTTTGTTCCAAGGGACGTTTCCCTTATCAAACTTGTTCTTCGTCTTCAGTTCCCTCAAAAATTGCGCTTTCTTACACCCGCAACTCTTCGTTCTGCTCTCTCCTCTCTGCGTGATGACGTTCACTCTACGGATTGCTTTCTCCTTCCCGCACCGACAACGGAAGACGTACATACTTTTCCCCTTATCGTCTTTTCCGTAGTACCTCAAAGGAGTCAACCACGTTCCCTCAACTTCAACGTTTAATTTTACTTGAATCATCAGTCAGTTTTTTCGTAATGGTATCACCCGTAATACCAATAAGATGTGACGGACTAAACCTAAAATAAAGCTCCACACTTTTTTAATTTAAAGCTCAACCTCAATTAAGTTTTAAAAAAATTTAGTCCGTCAGTTTTTTAAGTAATCGGTCAATATGCCTTCGCAAAAATAATAAAAAAATTTTTAACTGCTTCTTCATTTTCGTCTTCGGTTCTTTCGGGGCTACTGAATCAACCCAATCTTCGTCTTTCATTACTTTTGATTAAAAACTTTCTTAACTCTGATATCTCCTCACTCATCAAATCCAACCTCAACAACCAAACTTTATCGCATAACGAATCCAACAAAACTTCTGCATACTTCGGCAACGGAACTAAACCCTTCTCCCAGTTCCAAACCGTCTGTCTACTGACTCCAATAAACTCTGCAAAATCTTGAATCAGAATTCCTAACTCCTTACGCTTCAACTTGAATTCTTCCCCCGTAAGAGAAGACGAATGTTTCTTTTTCATAAAAAAAAATTATGGGTTGATGTTTTGGGTGTTTGTTTTTTAAAGATTCCAGATTGTATGGGTGTTAAATATGCCGTTGCCGTCTTGCTGAAGGGGCGGGGGCGGGGGGTCCAAAAGTGCAGGATATACCCCGTCTACCCCTCTGTTTTGCGGGATTAGTACGGAGAAACACCCTAATCCCCCGCAAACCCACTATTTGCAACGATCTTTGTAGCTCACTACGAGTTACACGCATCTAATTTTCCGCTTAATATGATCGGGCGTATGCGACTCGCTAACGATATGTCTGCGAGTAGATTTCACCCCCCTCTTCTCTCAACCTTTCCATCTCTTTTCCCCAACGGTCACACGCTTCTGAATGATGCTCTGCGATCCTTACCAGCAAATCTTGTAGTGCATCCACTTGTGCCGTTTCGTTAATCCCTAAGAAGTTTTGATTCAGTTTAATCTCACCCTCATCTGATTCAGTAAAGTAAATCTCTCCAATCTTGAGCATTTAATCCTTTGCTTTTTGGTTTTTAGTTTCGTCTTCAACATCCACATAATATGTGATCTTCTCCACATAACTCTTCGGGAACATATTGAGAACCGTATGAATCAGTTCCTTAGAAGTCATCCCCTCCGTAGAATCCGTAGTATTCGTCTGTTCCGTATCCCGCTGATCCAAGTGCGTCTTCATCATCCAATAGTGTGTGTGATCCGATTGGTTCTTCATCAAAATGCCAGTCAAACTCTGGTTCGTCATCAGTTACCGATTGTTCTGTAAGTCCGTCACAACATTCCCAATTAGCCCGTCCGCAACGGGTGCAATGGTAGTGAGAGTGAACCTCAACCATATGGTTTGCAGAGTGGCAGAACATACATTCCCGTTGACTGATCATATTGACCTCTTAGGTGGAAGTATTTGCTGAAGACAAGTCGTTGTGACTCTAAACGTAATCTCGTACTGCTTCTTCGGTTCTGCACCAAAGTATTCCTTCTCGTTGAGACGTTTTCTAAGTGCGTCCACCACGCAGTCGCAGACTTGCCAGTAAGCACCTTCTTCCGTAAATCTTGACCGCATACTTTCGGCACAAACCATCCAGATATAGCGTATGCTCCCCGTAGGATAATCCCCCTTAAACGGAGTCTCTTTTGCGTCAGAAGTTGTTGCCAAGAGAAGCAACCCCAACGCTATTAGTTTGTGGGCCATAGTCCGTACTCTGCGATTGTGTTTTCTTCTGTTTGTCTTCCGCATTTACT